CCTACGTTGACCGTGCCCGACGCTGCGCGGAACTGACGCTTCCGTTCACCTACCCCCCGGACGGGGCTGGTCCGGTGACGGCCCTCCCGACCCCCTACAACAGCCTCGGGGCCCGTGGGGTGAACAACCTCGCGGCCAAGCTGCTGCTGTCGCTCTTGCCTCCCAACACCCCGTTCTTCCGGTTCACCCTCAACCGGGAGACGGTCCGGCAGGCCCAGGCGACCCAGCTCCTCAACGAGCTCGACTACGCCTTCTCCGAGATGGAGAAGGAGATGATGGACGAGATCGAGGGGATGCGGCTGCGCCCGGTGCTGTACGAGGCCATGCGCCACCTCTTGATCTCGGGGAACGGGCTGCTGGAGCTGACCCCCAAGGGGAAGTGGAAGTTCCGTGGCCTCGAGTCCTTCGTGGTCGAGCGGGACTCCTCGGACAACCTCCTGACCCTGGTGACCAAGGAATGCGTCTCCACCGACGCCCTCCCGCAGGACCTCAAGGATGCCGTCTACATGGAGCATGGGGACGGTGAGCGTGAGGTTGACGTCTTCACGGTCGTCCAGCGGGGCGAGTCTGGCGGCTTCGACTCATGGCAGGAGGTCTGCGGCAAGGAAGTGGACGGCTCCCGCACCTCCTACAAGGAGGAGGACCTCCCCTACATCATCCTCCGCTGGAACCGGGTGAGCGGCGAGGACTACGGACGCGGCCTCGTCGAGGAGTACCTCGGTGACCTGATGAGCCTCGAGAGCCTCACCCGCAGCATCGTCGAGGCAAGCCTCGCGGCCAGCCGGATGCTGTTCCTGGTGAACCCCAACGGGCTGACCTCGGCACGGACCCTCCAGGATGCCCCCAACGGTGCCATCCGCGACGGCGTTGCCGAGGACGTCTCGGTGCTCCAGGTGGAGAAGTACCAGGACTTCCGGGTTGCCCTCGAGACCATGAACGGGATCAAGGAGCGCATCGGCTTCGCGTTCCTCCTGAACACCTCGGTCCAGCGCCCGGGTGAGCGGGTGACTGCCACGGAGATCCGGGCGATGATCTCGGAACTCGAGGCCAGCCTCGGGGGAGTCTTCGCCACCCTGAGCGAGGAACTGAGCCTCCCTCTGGTGAACCTGGTTCTGACCTCGATGCTCAAGCGGAAGAAGCTCCGCAAGCTCCCCAAGGGGATCGTGCGCCCGATCATCGTGACGGGCCTCGACGCCCTCGGTCGCGGGCAGGACCTCCAGAAGCTCGACTTCTTCCTCGCCGGCATCCGGGACAGCCTCGGCCCACAGGCCATCGCCCAGTACCTCGACGTGCAGGGCTACCTCACTCGCCGTGCGTCGAGCCTCGGGCTGGACCTCAACGGGCTGGTGAAGAGCCAGGAGCAGCTCCAGGCGGAGCAGCAGCAGATGCAGCAGATGGCAATGATGGAGAAGCTCGGGCCGTCCGTCGTTCAGGGCGGTGCCAAGCTGATGTCACAGGGAATGGACCAACAGGGACAAGGAGCAATGGTGAATGCCTGAATCGACGCCTTCGTTCGCAACGGATCAATCAGTCGGCCCCAATGACGCGGCGTATCTCGCCCGCGCAGAGGCGGCAGAGAAGCAAGCGGCTTCGGCCAACGAGCCCGCGGGGGACTTCGGAAACGCAACCTCTCCTTCCGAGGAACAGGATGCCCCGGAGTCTCCCGCCCCGCTTGCCGGCAAGTTCAAGGATGCCAAGGAACTCGAGAAGGCGTACCTCGAGCTCCAGAAGAAGCTCGGCGGCGAGAAGCCTTCCGAGGAGCAGGCGTCCAAGGCCAAGGAGGATGCCTCCAAGGTCGTCGGCCCAGAGGCCCTCGACAACTACGTCCAGGAGTACCGCAAGGACGGCCAGCTCTCCGAGGCGTCATACAAGGCCCTTCAGGACATGGGCTTCGGCAAGGCCGTGGTCGATGCCTACATTGAGGGCCAGCGGGCGGTTGCCGAGAAGCAGGCCGAGACCGTCTACGAGAAGGTCGGCGGACGCGAGGGCTTCACCAAGGTCCTCGAGTGGGCTGCCACGGCACTCCCCGCCGAGGAGCAGGAGGCGTTCAACGGCCTCATGGCCTCGGGTGACCTCAAGACCGCCACGTTCGCCGTGAAGAACCTCGCGGCCCGGTACGAGGCTGAGAACCGGAACCCCTCGCGCATCGAGGGCAAGCCCACGGGTGCCCAGGTCGGGTTCCGCTCCAAGGCGGAGATGGTGGCCGCCATGAGCGACCCCAAGTACAAGACCGACGCTGCCTTCCGGCAGGACGTTGCCCGGAAAATGGCGATGAGCCAGTTCATCAACGGCTGATGCGCCACGTCATCCTCGCGGTCCTCCTGCTGGCCGGGTGCAACCCGGTGCAGCGGATCGCGGTCAACACCAACGCCATCAGGTCGGAGGCCCAGGCGCTATCCGTCCACGGTGCCGAGGTCGGTGACCCGGTGGTGGTCAAGGGTGCCTCGAGGATCGACGAGCTGGCGGCGGGGATCCACAAGGAACTCCCCAACGTCCAGAACAAGCCCTCGGACCTGATGGATCTCCTCAAGTGGGGAGCCATCGCAGCGGTGCTGGTGGCCGTGGTGGTGATCCTGGCACAGACCGGGATCGGTTCCGGGATCAAGGCGGTCATCGGGTGGATCCCGAGGAAGACCAAGGCTGACGCGACCCTGGCCGCGTCGGTCATGTCTGAACAGAAGCCAGAGACCATCCGTGAGTGGGTGGCGGCCAAGAGGGCCTCCGATCCACTCTGGGACAAAGCCTTCCAAGAGGCACAGAAGGAGATGAAGTGATGCTGAACGACATCGTGCTTGCCGCCGGGATCCTGCTTGCAGGGGCCGTGATCGGCTACTGGCTGTGCAAGAGCAAGAAGCTGAACTTCTGAGAAGTCCAGTTTGCGGAAAACCTGTCCGTCTGTAAAGGACAGTTTCGACAAGACAACCAATGCCGGCTCCGGGGAAACCCGGGGTCGGTGATTCAACGCTTCCCCCATGTTCCGGCAGGACATGGTGGATGAGGTCCGGGGACTGACCACCCGCATCCGCTGAGGCCCCCTGCGGGGGACACCCTCGCGTCGATGCCGGCGGCAACACGGGCTGACCCGTACTGCCAACGCAATCACGACACAAGGAGCCATCACAATGGCTAATGAATTTGACTTCACAGGGAGCCGGCAGGGCGCGAACAACGCCGGTGCCGACAAGCGCGAGCTGTTCCTCAAGGTGTTCAGCGGAGAGGTCCTCTCCAACTACGAGACCAAGCTCGTCCTGACGCCCCTCCTCCGCAGCCGCACCATCGCGGTCGGCAAGTCCGCCACGTTCCCGATCTACGGTAAGGCGACCGCCAAGTGGCACACGCCCGGACAGAACATCCTTGAGGCCGCCTCGGGCTACCTGAGCGACTTCAAGTTCGGTGAGCGGGTCATCAATCTCGACAACATGCTGACGGCAAGCACGCTGATCCATGATGTCGATGAGCTGATGAACCATTGGGACGTCCGTGGTCCCATCGCCACTGAGCTCGGCTACTCGCTGGCCCGCGCGATGGACGGCATGGCGATGCGTACCATGATCGCCGCAAGCCGGGCATCGAACCCGATCTCCAACACCTCGGGCAACAACACGGCCCTGGCTGGCGAGACCATCACCACCGGCACCGCCGGCTCGGTGACGGGTGCCCAGATCGTCGATTCGCTGTTCTCCGCCCAGGAGAAGCTCGACAACAAGGATGTCCCGGAGCAGGGCCGTTTCTGCATCCTGCGTCCCGAGCAGTACGGTGCCATCATGGCCGCTGCGGCTGATCGCGCCATCCGCTTCTCGAGCGACTACGGTTCCGGTGCCGGCGACGTGTCCAAGGGCACGGCCTCTGGCATCGAGATCGCCGGGTTCAAGGTGCTCAAGAGCAACCTGTTCCCCCGTGACGTCGGCAGCGAGTCGTCGAGCGACCTCTACGCCAACACCAACATCGCCAACGACGTGTTCGGCGCTGACGGCGTGGGCTACGGCCTCGGTGCGGCGAACATCGACTACTGGGGTGTCTGCGGCCACGCTGACGCGGTCGGTGTGCTCAAGAAGCTCGATGTCTCGACCGAGATGGAGCGCAAGATCGAGTACCAGGGCACCCTCTGCGTCTCGAAGCTCATGGCCGGCTTCGGTGTCCTCCGTCCGGAGTGCGCCATCGGGTTCAAGTGGACCGCCTGATAGCGGCCTGACTACCTAACCAATCACCGCCTGTCCGGGGAAACCCGGGCAGGTGGATTCCTCCTTCCCTCCTCCCGGCCTCCCGGGGGTTCGTCCCCCGGGGGGCTATCTAGGAACACCATGATCGAAACCTCACGGCTCCAGGCGGTCAACACGATGCTCACCTGCATCGGGGAATCGCCCGTGTCCAACCTCACGGATGCGGCGACCGCAGACGTCGCCATCGCCCAGCTCATCCTCGACGAGGTCTGCCGTGACCTGATGACCCGGTCGTGGTCTTGGAACACCCTCAAGAAGCAGTCGCTCCAGCCGGACGTCACCAACAAGATCGCCGTTCCTGCCACATGGGTCCGCGTGGATCACCCGACCAAGGACCTTGCCCGCAAGGGTGGCTGGCTCTACGACCGCGAGAACGAGACCGACACCTTCACGGAGACCGTCACGGATCTCGAGGCCGTGGTCCTCCTCGACTGGGACGAGATGCCCGAGGCTGCCCGGCGGTACTGCATGATCCGTGCAGGCAGGACCTTGGCTGCCCGCATGGTCACCAGCGAGAAGGCCGTGGCATTCACGGAGCGCGACGAGATGCAGGCTTGGATGACCCTCCGTGAGTTCGAGTCGGAGCAGGCCGATTTCAACATCTTCAACAACCAGGACGTGGCCTACAACCTCCGCCGATTCGCCTGATGCTCGTCTCCATCCCGGTATCGAACCTCATCCAGGGGGTCTCCCAGCAGCCCCCGCAGATGCGGCTCCCCTCGCAGCTCCAGGAGCAGGTCAACGGCTACCCCTCGCTGACCGATGGGCTGACCAAGAGGCCCCCGACGAACCACGTCGCCCAGCTTGCGGCCAACGCCGACACCCAGTTCATCCACTTCATCAACCGGGACTCGGTGGAGCGGTACGTCGTCCGGCTGACCAGCAACAGCCTGAAGGTGTTCACCCTCGACGGGGTGGAGAAGAACGTCTACAACGCCCTCACGGGGACCACGGCGTTCACGGTGCCCACCTACCTGAGCACCCCGGCGGACATCCGTGCCATCACGGTGGCTGACTTCACCTTCCTGGTGAACCGGAACACCGCGGTCGCCATGTCAACGGCGGTTGGGACTACCTCGGATGCCATCACCCAGGAAGCCCTCATCACGATCATCCAGGCCGCGTACAACGTGACCTACACGGTGACGATCAAGGAGGGCGGGGACACCTTCACCTACACCCACACCACCGCTGCCACGGGGACCCTGAGCACAGAGGCAATCGCCGCTGACCTTGCCTCCAAGATCAACGCCGGGACCAACCCAGCCGCTCCGGCAAACGCCCACAAGATCACGGCAACCGTCTATGGATCCGTGATCCACCTGAGTCAGGCCGTCGAGAACCCGGCAATCACCTTCACGCTCAAGGTCTCCGACACGGTCGGCAGCACCTACATGGTCTGCGCCAAGGGCAGGGTCGGTCGTCTCGCAGACCTCCCCAAGGAAGCCAAGCACGGCTTCAAGATCGAGATCGCGGCAGACGTCGAGGATCCCGAGGCATTCGGCTACTTCGTCAAGTTCACCGCCAACGATGGCGTGGGCGGCACCGGCATCTGGGAGGAGACGGTCGGGTTCAACACCAAGACCACCCTCGACGACTCCAAGATGCCCTACGTCCTGGTCCGCAGGTCGGACGGCAACTTCGCCTGCTACAAGCCCGCATGGGACATCAGGACCGCCGGGGATGCCACGACTGCCCCTGAGCCGTCCTTCGTCGGTCGCAAGATCAAGGACGTGTTCCTCTTCCGGAACCGCCTCGGGTTCATCGCGGACGACAAGGTCATCCTGAGCGAGGCAGGGCAGTACTTCAACTTCTTCCGGACCTCCACCACGATGATCCTCCCCTCGGATCCCATCGACGTGTCCGTGGGCCACTCCAAGGCAGCCTCGCTCGAAGCGGCAATCCCGTGGGACGAGCGCCTGATCCTGTTCTCGACGCTGACCCAGTTCAGCCTCGGTTCCGGCACGGGCCTCGCGCTCACCCCGGAGACCGTCGAGGTCCTCCCGACCACCGAGTACGAGAACGCATCCGACCTGTGCCGCCCGGAGCCATCGGGACGCTCGATGCTCTTCGTGCAGCGCCGGGGTTCCTACTCGGGCATCCGGGAGTACGTCCGCACCTCGATGGACGAGAAGTACGAGGGCATCGACATCACGGCTAACGTGCCCGCATACCTCGAGGGAACCCCGAGGCAAATCGCCATCTCCACCCACGACGGCACCGGGTTCCTGCGGACCTCCACGGGCTTCTACAACTACAAGTGGTTCGTCAACGGGAACGAGAAGATCCAGTCCGCCTGGAGCAAGTGGGACATCGGCACGGGTGCCGTGGTGCAGGGCATGGAGTGGTTCGACCAGACCCTCTACGTCGTGGTCACCCGGGCATCCAAGACCTACCTCGAGAAGATCGACTTCTCCGCCCGCTTCGCTGACGCCCCCCTCTCATGGGGTGTCCACCTCGACCGCCGGCTGAAGGTCGTCGCCACGACCACAGGGGCAGCCGCAGGCACCACGAAGGTCCCCCTGACCGGCAAGGGCATCGACTACACGGGCCTCAACCCGCAGGTCCTCGTCGTCACCCAGGTCACCGGGGGCAAGTGGACGGTGGTTCCGGCCCTCATCGAGAGCACCTCGGCCACCGAGATCGTCATCACGGGATCCTTCGACGGCAAGGACGTGTGGGTGGGAGTCCCCTACACGATGTCGTTCACCTTCAGCCGCCCATACGTCCGCCAGGGTGACGTCCCGGTGGTCGATGGCCGCCTCCAGCTCACCTACGGAAAGGTGTCCTACGAGGAGACGGGCCACTTCACGGTCGGTGTCACCCCCAAGTACCGGGCCGCCTACTCCTACCCGTTCAACGGCGGGATCCTCGGTGCAGACCTGGTGCAGGGAACCGCGTTCCTCGCCACGGACACCTTCAGGTTCCCCATCCATTGCCGTGCCGAGGATGCCTCGGTCTCCGTCAGCAGTTCCTCCTTCCTCCCATGCCGCTTTCAGAGCGCGGTCATGGAGGGCTCCTTCACCCCGAGAAACAGGCAGATATGAACCCCCATGTGCGTCCCTCGCTCGAGACCGACTGCGAGTGGATCGCGGCCAACCTCCGGGAAGCCGACAGAAGGGAATGCGACCTGTGGGGGCTTGATCCGCTGCATTCGCTGCGGACGGGCCTTGCGTACTCGCTGCAACCGATGTCCATCGTTGGTGCTTCGGGGAAGCCATGCGCCATGTTCGGGGTCACCTTCGGGGAAGCCCCCGACGCGACCATCTGGCTCCTAGGCACGGACGAGATGTTTGACCTGCGGATCTCGTTCCTCCGCAGGACGAGCATCTGGCTCGACCACATCTGCAAGCCCCTGCGCCACGACGGCACCGGGAGCATCACGGGGGTCGGCAACTGGGTCGATCTCCGCAACACCAAGCACACCGCATGGCTGACCTGGGCAGGCTTCAAGAAGGTCGCCTCCCGTGTCACCAACGACATCGACATCGCGTACTTCAGAAAGGCACTCTGAGCAATGTGTCTCCCGTTCCTAGCCCCCATCGGCGCAGCCCTCGGCGCATCCGCTGCCAACGCCGCGGTCGTGGGGACCCTTGCAAGCTTCTCCCTCGCGGCCACCGCTGCCAGCGCCGGGCTGTCCTTCGCCGGCCAGAAGCAGGCCGCGGATGCACAGGAGTACCAGTACAAGGAGGGTCAGCGTCTCGCCAACGAGAACCTGATGCTCCAGTATCAGCAGATGGCGGTACGGCAGCGGGAGGAGCAGATCGCCAAGAGCCAGCAGGTGCAGCAGATCACGGCTGAGGCGAGGAACGCCTTCTCCACCATCGCCACCGAGGCCGGCGAGGCAGGCATCCAGGGGAACACCGTCAACATCCTCATGGGCGAGTTCGAGCGGCAGCAGGGCGAGGCCCTCGCCAACCTGAACCTCAACTACGACTTCAGGAACCGCCAGCTCCAGCTCGAGCAGCTCGGGATGCGTGGGCAGGCCGAGGCCGCCATGATCCGTGCCTACCCGACTCAGGGCCAGCCGAGCATCTTCAGCCCCCTCCTCCAGGTGGGTGCGGGTGCCCTGAACACCGTCAACATGTACGGCAACCTCGAGCGCATGGGACAGACCGGCGGGTCCAACGTCATCGGTCCCTACTCGTCCATCTCGTCGAGGCAGTCGTTCACCAACTCGCTCCCGTCCTACTACCGGGTTCCCGGAATGGGTCGCTGGTACTAAATGGCAAAGTCGATCACACCGAACGACCTCACTCAGGTCGCCATCCAGCCGTCAGCGTCCCCCATCGCGCTCAACGTCCTCCCGGCACCCGGGCAGCGTCTCGCGGGGAACACCCTCCAGCAGGTCGGTGAGTCCCTCGCGGCCTTCAGCCCGGCCCTCCAGGGAATGCTGGCACAGCGCGTGGACGAGGACAAGCGGCAGCTTGCGGCGATGGGTGCCGCCGTTGACTTCTCCAAGGCGTTCGACGTTCCGATGGACGCTTCCCCCGTGGAGCGCCAGGCTGCCCTCAACGACCTCTTCAAGCAGGCCATCGCCAAGCAGGGCGGTCCCGACTCCGCCAACCCGTTCTTCCTGATCGCCGCGAGGCAGAACTTCGGTCGTGCCGTGGGCCTTCGCTACCGCAACGCCCTCGCATCCCTCCAGGCCGAGGCGACCAACCCCGACTCCCCTGCGGCATTCGGGGACATCGCCCGGAAGGCTGCGGAGATGGCCGGGGCATCCGAGGCAACCAAGGACGTCTACGGTGCCTCCGGGTTCGCCTCCGTCGCGCAGGAGGTCAACGCCGAGATGAGCATCCGCTTCCAGGAGGAGCTCAGGAAGCGGCAGGAGTTCGTCAGCACGGAGAGGGCGCAGAACGGCATCGCGGATGCCCTCAAGGTCGCCGCGGCCAACCCCGAGGGATTCAAGATGGAGTCCCCGGTGGGGCAGGCGATGCAGCAGATCATCGACTCCTACCAGCTCACCACGACCGATCCGGAGACCTCCCGGAGGATGGTCATCGGTGCCTTCCAGAACGCCATGAGGTCGGCACGGGACGAGTCGGATGCCGAGGAGATGGCGAATGCACTCGGCACCGCATCCTTCGGGAAGGCCGCCATCCGGGACAACGTCGCCCTATACGCCCGCATCCTTACCATCAAGGACGAGCGGGTCCGGGAGATCGAGGCAGAGGAGATCAAGAAGGACCGGGTGTTCCGCCAGCAGGTCACCAAGGGTGTCCGGGACATCTACGGGATGGGCCTCGCGGACGAGGTCTCCGCCCAGATCCTCGCGGGCAACGACGACCAGGCACAGGTCATCCTCGAGAAGAAGCTCGACGAGTGGCGGACCAAGAACCCGTCCCTCGACCCGACCATCGCCAACATGGTCCGCTTCGAGGTGCAGAAGGACCTGTCGGGCATGACGGCCTCCGTGGGCACCCAGCGCAACGCCATGAATGCCCGCATGTTCGAGCAGGGCTTCGACCTGGTCGATGAAGGCATCCTCAGCTCCGCAGACTCCCTGCGTGGATGGATGCAGGACCGTGGGCTGACCATCGACCAGCAGATGAACCTCAAGCGGTACTTCGACGCCAACGTCGGGGTGGTCCGCACGGCAGCATCCTCCTATGCCTCGCAGAAGGGCAAGGAGATCCAGCAGCGGATCCTGACCGGCATGGCGTCAGGCGGGATGCTCCCGGTCAACCCACAGACGATGCAGCCCATGATCGGGCCCGAGCAGCTCGACCAGGCGCAGACCCTCGAGGAGTCGTGGCGGGACGGGGCCTTCAAGGAGGTCCAGCGGTTCGTCCGAGGGGAAGCCAAGGACCCTGCCTCCGGGATGACCTACGAGCAGATCAAGCGTGAGAGCGGCACCGAGGCTGCCAACCGCAGCATCAGCGGGGTCCTCGACTCCTACTACGACTCCCGGATCAAGTCCTACAACGAGGTCCAGCGGGCCAACAAGGCTGCTGCGGATGCAGGGGTCAAGGTCGGCAAGGCGGAACCCACGCCGGCACAGGCGTTCACGCAGGACCAGGCGCTCCTCGTCAAGGGATCCGTGGACACCCTGGCACAGTCCTTCGAGTCCGTCCCGATGAACGTGGAGCAGCAGGAGGAGGCGGTCAAGGTCGGGCTCGACCAGGAGATCACCGACATCTACGAGATCGGTCGGAACTTCGGGGTGGTCCCGCAGACCTTCCGCGGACGTGCCACGGTGGACGAGAGGCTCCTCGCCAAGAGGCTGTCGGAGCAGTTCAAGGTGGCCTCCACGCAGGGTGTCGCCAAGGCGGTCCGCATGGGATTCCTCCTCAACGACAGCATCGAGTTCACCCCTGACTCCGTCCTCCAGCAGTACGGTCGGGTGCGTCGATCCCTGCTCTCCGGGCTCTCCCCGAAGGAGATCCTCGCCAACGAAACCTATGAGGGTCTCCCGGTCTTCGGGACCGTCCTCCCTGCCCGTGGGCAGGCCCTCGAGTTCTCCTTCTCCGTGCCTTGCTTCCGGAACAGGTCCGAGATGGCAAGCGCCGACACCGTCAACAAGGTCATGGATGCCCTCGGGCTCCCCCAGGACCGGGGCCTGCGCGAGGCATGGGTGGCCCGTCAGGCGACCCTCCTCAGACTCTCCGAGACCGTCCAGCGAATGAACACCGGCGGACGTCTCTGAACGAACCACACACATGCAAGACAACCAGGAATCCGGGCACTTCTCCCAGGAGGAGCTCGATGCCATCGTCAGCGGTGGCGTCACCCCCAAGCTCCCCACGGACTTCGGTACGCCTCCGCAGGAGGAACCCGAGCGTCCCATCTGGGACACCGCCGATGCCGTCATGGCCGTGCCCCGAGGAGTCGTCGGGTTCGGCAAGAGCGTCTGGAACCTGGCCGACTGGGCATCCTTCGACCTGCTCCCCGACTGGCACACGAACCCCCTCGGGACCTCCAAGTCAACCGTGGGCGGATTCGTCGAGGGCATCTCCCAGATTGCCGCAGGCTTCGGTGCGGGTGGCCTTGCCCTCAAGGCTGCCACGAAGATCCCCGGTGCGGTCGGTGCTGCCTCGGCATGGCTGAGTGGAGCGGGTGGAGGCGCTGCCGGGGTGGTCCGTGGCGGTCTCACCAAGGGTGCCATCGCTGACTTCATCTCGTTCGAGGGCAACGCAGGACGACTCTCCGACCTCCTCGTCGAGACCGACAACCCGGCCCTGAACAACGCGGTCACCCAGTACCTCGCCACCGACATGGAGGACGGGGAACTCGAGGGTCGCCTCAAGAACGCCCTCGAAGGCGCTGTCCTCGGCGTGGCCCTCGAAGGCGTCATCGCCGGCATCAAGGGTTCCGCCAAGGCGGTCAAGACCTACCGGGCGGCCAAGGCTGCCGGGGCATCCGAGGAGGCTGCGGTCAAGGCAGCCACGGATGTCGCGGGGTCTGAACTGAAGGAAGCGGAGGAACTGCTGTCGCGGGCAGAGGATGAGGCGGTGATGGCTTCCCCAGACTCGGTCGCACGGAGCATGGACGAGGTCACCCCTGATCCTGCACCTGCGGCCACCGAGGGAGCCACGGATGCCGCTGCTGCCGCAGACGTACCCGGGGTGACCACACGCGGCTCAGGAGGCCCGAACTACGGCGTGGATCGTGCAAGGAAGCTCGAGACACCCGCAGCATCCTCAGCCGCCGTCAGGCAACTCGAGGACCTCATCAACACCGGGGCAGGCGTGGATGCGGTCGCGGCCAAGATCGAGGAACTCCGGGAAGCCGGTGTCATCAACCTCCGCCCGGTCACCAAGGACGGGTCCCCGGGTTCCTACGCGGAAGCCCTCATCGCCATCAATCAGGCAGAGGGCAACCTGGACTCGTTCGGGCCGGCATCCCCGAAGGGCTCCAACAAGCTGGCGCAGCAGCAGGCTGCGGCCAACGTCAACGCCGCCATCGAGAGCGGTGGCCTCAACGCCGCCGAGGTCAACAAGGTCATGGCCGATGGCGTGGCCTCTGCCGTGGAACTGAACCGGAGGCTCCCGTTCCTCCTCGGCCTTGAGGCAGCCATGCGCTACCAGGCGCTTCAGGCCCTCCGTTCTGGACGGGCCGACACCGACCAGATGATCCAGGCGTTCACCTCGGTCGCCGGGGCATCCCGAACGGTGAAGTCCTACCTCGGCAAGAACCTCCAGATGATCCAAGCGTTCGGTGACTGGGAGAGCATCATGCGCTCCTACGAACAGCTGAACCCGAGTCAGCAGGCTGCCCTCCAGGAGCGGTACGCAGACGTCCTCGAGCTCCTCGTCGTGGATCCCCAGACCGGGCGAGAGGCTGCCCGAGTGCTCACCGACAAGATCACCTCCAAGGGATTCAGGATCGGTGCGGAGATGTTCCGCAACTCCATCCTGAGCGGCCCGAAGACCCTCATCGTCAACGTCGCCAGCGCCCTCGAGGCCCTGTTCCTCCCTCTTGAGCGCAGCGCAGGCCGGATGCTTGCGGGGCAGGGGACTCAGGCTGCCAAGGAACTCTCGACGATGGCCCGGTACATGGGAGAGTCCCGTGACGCCTTCCAGGCCCTCAAGCTGTCCCTGAAGGAAGAGGGAGACTCCATCACCCTCGGTCGCGGCAACACCCAGTTCGGTGAGTTCCAGCCGCAGCGGGCCATCTCGAGCAAGAACTTCGCACGGCTGAACGCCTTCGACCCTGCCACGGGAGGCTCCGCAAGGACCATCGCCGGCATGGCCGTGGACTTCGTCGGGCAGATCGTCGGTCTTCCCATGCGGTTCATGGGCTCCTCCGACGAGTTCTTCACGACGCTCATGGCACGGGCAGAGTCAGACGTCGTCCTCCGCCGCATCGTCGCGCAGGACCGCAAGCTCCCCATGACCTCCGTTCAGGTGTCCACGGAGGTCGAGCGGCTGAAGAAGCTCCTCTTCGTGGACGGCCAGCTCTACACCCGCAGGACCACCCTCGAGCGTGGCATGAGGCTGGCCCGGGACAAGTACCTCCCCGCTGCGTTCCGCGAGACCCTCGAGGAGTCCGTGGCAGCCGCCAAGGGCCTCGATGCCAAGGACCCCGCCGTGCAGGCCGAGGTGTCCCGGCTCTACTCGCAGGCGGTTGAGGGTGGCAAGGTCAAGCCCGTGGGCGACCTCCGCAAGTCCAAGGACTCCGATGTCCTCCTCAAGAGCCTCGACGCCGCCGGCAGGAAGTCACGGGCCAACCCAATGTTCATCCCGGAGGTCCAGCGGTTCGTGGACCAGAACTGGGATGCCTACGTCGATGAGGACTTCATGGGGGCCGGCCTCGGGGCCAACCTCCAGGGACAGAC